CTCCCTCCGATCAAGAGGAAGTTCGTAAACATATAGATCAAATGAACAAATGTCCAGATAAAACTGGAATGATTACAGAACTTTATTCACCCAATGATAATTGCGATAGATGCTTTTATACACCTGAAAATGCTATGAGAATTGATGGAATGATTGACTATATTCACCACAATGTTCCTGATCATTTGAAGCCGTATTGTTTGGGTCCTCTTGTAGTAAAGGCGAGTATTCACACTAATACTTCGGGTGTGTTCAAGGGATTCCATAAAGGTGGGTGGGGTGGTAAAGGTGGTCACGCAGTTGATAGAATCACTAAACGAATTGAAGTTGATTCTCCCATATGGCTTGAAAATGGTAGAGATGTTCGTGTACATAGACGGGATGCGTGTGATTTTTTAAGAGACCTACCAAAAGTTGATCTCATATACCTGGACCCACCTTACAATCAACACCCATACAGTTCCAATTATTTCATGTTAAACTTAATTTGCACCAATGAGAGACCTCATACACTTTCAAAAGTATCAGGTATCCCTGAAGGTTGGAATAGGAGTAAGTATAATTATAAAAAAGAGATTAAGGAAGCTATGGAACTTACCTTAAAATTGGCAACTGAAAAGGCTAAACATACCTTGGTGTCATATAGCAACGAAGGATTCATAACTCCTGAAGAATGGGAAAAGATCTTAGAACCCTATACCTATGAAAAGATTGAAATTGATTACAACTGTTATAGAGGAAGTCGCAATCTAAAGAATCGCTCTACTAAAGTTACAGAGTTTATTTTTGTTATTTCGTCTTTGTAATCTTTAAATTTGTTTTTTTAGTAGCCTTTTTGGCGTCATCTTCTTTTTGTGTGAGATACTTGGGATTAAACATTTTTTTATGAAGTCTCCATAGATCTGGACTTCCAACTCTAAACCCCTTTCTCACAGTTGCTTTGTACCAAAACACACAGTCCTGTATCCTGTTAGATTTAACTGTATTGTCTAACACGAGGCACTCGTAGTTTTCTGTACATGCATCCATGACCTTACAGAACATGTCAAACGAGGGAAATATACCAAAAAAAGATTTATAGAGTTTCTCTCGATTTTGTATGATATTCTCTCTCAAAATAAATACATAATCCACGTTGGCGCGTAGCGCTGGTGGCAGATCCATCACATATTGCATCGTGAGCATAAAGAATATCTTCCAGTGTCGACCATTCATAAAACATTGACGTATACATGTATCCTTTAAGAATTTTGAGTCATACATACAGTCATCTAAAAGCATAAAAGCTCCACAATTGGTTTTACCCGCACCTATCAATTTTCTTTGCCTAGCCATTACCCTTTCTATAGCATCTCTATCATAGTCACCATAAATAAACAGATCTGGGATAAAGTCTGAGTAGAAATGGTTCCCCTCTTCTGTCCCTGAGAGCACTATACCAGCTGGGAGATGTTTCTTGTGGTACATGATATCCTTGACTAAGGTTGATTTACCTGTGTTACGTTTTCCAATAAATACACAAACCCTATCATCACTGATCGTCTCAGGTTTGAATTTCTTCAACTGAAGGTTCATTCTACAGTAGTGTTCCGTTTTATTTAACAAAATTTTACTCACATACTATAGGAATGTCAGGTCGCTTGAGACTTGCCGCCACTGGAGTCCAAGACCAATGGCTCACAGGAGATCCACAATTTTCGTATTTCCTGATGAATTTTAGAAGACACACTAAGTTTTCAATAGATTATATAGAAAGTCAATTTGATGGGGATGCTACGTTTGGAAAAACAATTACATGTCGTATACCCGGTGATAAAGGTGATTTAGTGAAAAACTTAAATTTAAAAGTTACACTTGACGATCCTTCTGTCGGTTATGAATGGTGTCCTTCTGTTATTTCTCATCTAATAGAGAGTGCCGAACTCATAATCGGAGGTCAAACTATCGAAAAAATCACGGGTGAGTATATTTATATGCATCAGCAAATACATAATACAGATGATGATACAGATCAGACTGTATATTTCTTAAATAGTCATGGTAACACCATAGCTTATCTAGGAGACTACACTTATTTCATAGATCTCCCATTTTACTTTTATAGAAATCCAAGTCTCTCTATACCAACTTGCGCTCTCACTAAACAGATTGTTGAAGTAAGGATTAAGTTGAGACCGCTTTCCGAATTAGTATCTGGTACAAATCCTGAGAATGCAATAGCTAATATAAAAAAGATATCTATTGATACCGAAATTGTATTTCTCACAGACAGAGAACGTAATTATCTTATGTCCAGACCTATTGATTATGTCATAACACAACTTCAAATGTCACAGTTTGTAATGAAAGCTGGTGAAAATACAAAATCTGTTATGCTCAATTTTTCACATCCGGTTAAGGAACTTTATTTCGTTTCACAATCGGAAAAGGCTGTTAGGGATAATCACCCAAATAGATACAATACCATATCAAATATAAAATTAAGATTCAATAACGAACTTGTTTTTGATAGAGATAGAAAGTTTTTAGTTTACGAACAGTCTCTTAAACATCATATAAGTCCTCCAAAATATGTGGCGGCAACCAGTTATAAACAATCGGAGTTTTCTATGTATAGTTTTGCTCTCAACCCAGAAGTCTATTATCCTACTGGACAAATAAATATGAGCAGAATAGTTCATAAATTATTGACCATTCAAATAAATCCTATTAACGGAGTTGATAATAATAATACACGTGTATACGCTTTGAACTTCAATATATTACGTGTTAATGCTGGTTTGGCGGGCTTAAAATTTTAAAAACTTATAGTAGTAATGGCTGGAAGAACACAGCTTTTAGCATCTGGACCTCAAGACAGGTTTTTTACTATTGATCCAGACTATTCATACTTTTTGCAAAGTTTCAAAAAACATTCAAACTTTGCAAGAGAATATGTAAACATAGATCCAGAGAATGCTGCAGATTTTGGTGGTAAGGTTAGATTTAGAGTTGCTCAAAATACAGGTGATTTATTAACAACTATAAGTGTGAAAATGAAATTACCGACTATTTCTACTGCAATTTATGATGATCCTAGGTACATAGAGTCTATAGGTCACGCACTTATAGAATATGTGGATCTCATCATTGGTGGAAAAATTATTCAAAGAATACCAAGTGATTATCTTCAAATATACTCAGAGCACAATGTCACCCAAACAAAACAAAGAGCTCTCAAAGAACTTATTGGTAAGTATCCAGAGCGCACAGTTGATACACGAGTGTCTGATAAAGACATCCTTGGGGTGATCGGCACCGCCAACACCGAAGATGAATTTTTTGTAGATTTACCTTTTTATTTCTATAATAATCCGGAGTTAGCTATACCCTTGTGTGCCATAACAAAACAAGAAGTTGAAGTTGAGATTAAGATTAGAAATCATGATCACCTTATAATTAAAGGAACAACGGGTGAGCTTCAACCTGTTACACCTGGAACTATACATCTAAAAGACTTTAGACTAGTCACAGAAGTTGTGTTTTTAGATTCAATAGAGAGAATAAAGTTTATGAAGCAGAAGAAGGATTACATCATAACACAAATTCAACAAAATGTGTTCGATATTCCACAGGGAGATCAAGAAGGTAGGTTTAAACTAGATTTTGTAAATCCTGTTAAGGAACTTTACTTTGTTATTCAGAGACAGGGTGATGTAGGAACAGGTGAAGGTCAATTTATGACACCGTTTGATTATGATAATACATTAGCTGACACAGGTGGAAAGTACATTTTGTATGAGAATCTCGACTACCTTACACTTGATTTGGACGGACAACCCATAATTACTCAAGAAACCGGTAATGTAATTTTTCTCAAGGCTGTTCAAGCTGCTATTCACCACTCTAAAACTCAATTGATTAGAAGATTCTATTCGTATAGTTTTGCACTTGAACCAGAGAAGTGGTATCCAACTGGTCAGGTTAACTTCAGTTTGATAAAAGAGCAAATCCTCAACCTAAGTCTTACACCATGTGTAGATTATGAAAGACAACTCAGAGTCTACGCACTCAGTCACAATATCCTCCGAGTAAGTGAGGGAACTGCGCGAACTATTTTTGACGTTAAATACTAAAATGAACATGCAAACTGGATTTGGTGATGGAGGTGACAGAATGGTTGAGCAGTATATTGAGACTATGACCAACATTCTGTTACCTGTCATGGAAAAGGCTACTTTACTTTCAGCTGAATATGCCAAAGCTTGTGGAAGAGACACTATAGTTCCAGAAGATATGGAGTATGCGATGAAGTACTGTGCTATGTATAAAGTTGGTGAAACTATTGGTTCCACAATGCCAGAAATTTATGAAGAAGAACTCACAGAGGAAGAAATGCAAGAGGGGGAGGAAGATGTTGATCCAGAGGATTGTCCCGAATTTGTCAGGTATTCGGGTACAGATCCAATCCTTCTTCAAGTCAATGAAGCTGTTGATAGGTGGGATACTTGGCAACCCCAAAATCCGACAGAACAGATGTTAAAAAATGCCATTAATAGTAATGAGCACGTTGGAGCCTGATGAGCCAGAAGGTTGGACGTTATCTGAATATAAGTCATTTCATGTGACTAACAATGATTCTGAAAGCTCTGACGCAGACTCTGATGATGAAGAAGAACAAATATTTGCTAAATCATCAGTAGTAAGAAAAACTAAATACAAAAAAATAGTAGAAAAAGAGGAATTGTTACCAGAATAAAATTTTCTAATTATATGTTATAATAAACACAATGGAAGCTGCCACCGCTCAAGCTATCAAGACCGTTAACCTCGTCTCTCAGGAGCTCGAGACCCAGTCCCTCAACTCTATCGTTGCGGGTTTCTCCTTCGCGGCTGCCATGTCGTGGATGGATGTCGTCCGTTGGTT